ACATTTACAATTGTAGTACGTCGTGGTGATGATAACGATGCTCAAAAGAATATCTTAGAAACATGGGCTAATGTAAGTTTAGACCCACAACTTCCAAACTATATATCTCGTGTAATTGGTGATTTAAAACCAGAATATGATGTAAACAATGGTCGTGTTGATTTTGAAGGTACATATCCAAATCAATCATTATACATTCGTGTTGCTTCAGTAACTACTCCAAACGTAGATTCACTTGACAACAACGGTAATTTCAAAGCTCAATATAGCGCTAGCTTACCTCAAGTAGGTAGCGGTTCATATGGTGGATCATTTAACGGTGGTGTAGCTGATACTAACCTACCTAAATTAATGAATGAAGCAGTTACTATAACTAACATTCAAGGTTTCACACCAGATGATTACAATCGCGCTTTCACATTATTATCAAATAAGGATGAATATAGCTTCAACGTATTATTAGCTCCAGGTGTTGGTTTAGATACAGCAGCTAGCGATAATATGATTGCATGTGCTGAAGGCCGTGGTGATGCTATCGCAATTGTAGATAATGGTGTTTACACTAACGCTACAGTAAACGGAGCAGTACAAAAAGCAGCTGGTGCAAATAGCAACTATGCAGCTACATATTTCCCTTGGGTACAATTGTTTAGCTCTAACTTAGGTAAGACTGTATGGTGTCCTCCATCAACAGTAATCGGTGGTGTATTAGCATTCAATGACCAAGTAGGTGCTGAATGGTTCGCCCCAGCAGGTTTGAATCGTGGTGGTATTCCATCAGTAGTAAGAGCTCAAATCCGCTTATCTCAATCAGATCGTGATACATTATATACAGGAAATGTTAACCCATTAGCTACATTCCCAGGAACTGGGGTATGTGTATGGGGTCAGAAAACCTTACAACGCAAACCAACATCTCTCGATCGTGTAAACGTTCGTCGTTTGTTAATTGCATTGAAAGACTTCATTGGTGGTGTTGCTCGTAACTTGGTATTCGAACAAAACACAGCAGTTACTCGTAACCGCTTCTTAAGCCAAGTAAACCCATATCTTGAATCAGTAGTTCAACGTCAAGGTTTATACGCTTACAAGGTGATTATGGATGAATCCAACAACACACCTGATGTAATCGATAGAAATCAGTTAGTAGGTCAGATCTACATCCAACCAACTAAGACTGCTGAATTCATTATCTTGAACTTTAACTTAACTCCAACTGGTGCTGAGTTCCCTGCATAAGGGACTCAGCCAGTTAATATTTATTAACAGCAATTAAACATTTCAAATAAAATGGCAGTATTAAACCCAAATGAAATCATGTTTACAGCGTTTGAACCAAAAGTTCAGAATCGCTTTATCATGTATATTGATGGAATCCCAGCATATTTAATCAAAGCAGCTGCTGCTCCTGGATTCGAAGCTGGAGAAATCATCTTAGATCATATCAACGTTTACCGTAAAGTTAAAGGTAAAGTTCGTTGGAATGATATGACTTTAAGCCTTTACGATCCTGTAACTCCAAGTGGTGCTCAAGCAGTAATGGAGTGGGCACGTTTAGCACACGAATCAGTAACTGGTCGTGATGGATATTCCGATTTCTACAAAAAAGATTTAACATTAGATATCTTAGGTCCAGTAGGTGACATCGTAGGTGAGTGGATCATTAAAGGTGCTTATTGCAAATCTGCCACTTTTGGTGAGTACGATTGGGCTAACGAAGCAGCAATCAACTTATCTGTAACAGTAGCTATGGATTACTGCGTATTGAACTTCTAATCACTCTTCATATTTCTTTTCTTGAGGACGTCTGCTTTGCAGACGTCTTCCTTTTGCATATATTTATATACACACATAAAATCGTTATATGGCAGAATTAAAATTACCAACTGAAAAAGTTTCGTTACCTTCAAAAGGTTTACTGTATCCTAAAGAATCACCACTATCATCAGGTGAAGTAGAAATGAAGTATATGACAGCTAAGGAAGAAGATATCCTTACTAACGTTAACTTCATTCGTCAAGGTACAGTTGTTGATAAATTATTACAATCATTAATTGTAACACCAATCAATTATGATGAATTGTTAATTGGTGATAAAAATGCAATATTAATTGCTGCTCGTGTCTTAGGATATGGCGCTGAATATTCATTTAAATACACTGATGAACGTGGTAAAGAAACTGAAGTAACAGTTGATCTATCTAAACTAAATGAAAAACCATTAGATGAATCTTTATTCAAACCAGGTGTTAATGAATTTAGCTTTACCTTACCTAAATCAAGTAATACAGTTACATTTAAACTGTTAACACACGGTGATGAAAAGAAAATTGATGCTGAGATTAAAGGCTTAACAAAGATTAATCCAAATGGATCGTTTGATGTTACTACTCGTTTAAAATATATGATCACTTCAATTAATGGAGATCGCGATCAGAAAAATATTCGTGACTTTGTAGATAATTTCTTACTTGCTCCTGATGCTAGAGCATTACGCGAATATTACAATAAAGTTCAACCTGACGTTGATCTAAAATATATTCCTGAAGATGAAAGTTATGTAGGGGAGGGCATAACTGTTCCTATTTCTCTTAACTTTTTTTGGCCTGACGCCTGAGTATAGACCTCATCTTTTTAAACAGATTCATGAAATAGTATTCCACGGAAATGGTGGATATGATTGGGATACTGTCTATAATATGCCATTATGGTTGCGTAAAACTACGTTTAATCTGATGAAAGAATACTATGATAAAGAAAAAGAAGAGGTTGAAAATCAACAAAGTATGCTAAAAAATACTAGCAAAAAAGATATAGCACGACCTAACATAGCTCCAACATATACTGCGAAGGTGCCCAAGAAATAGGCACCTTCAATATTTATACGACGTAATACTGCTATATGGCTTTAACACCAGAACAAGAACAACAGCGATTAGAACTTATTCAAAGACAGAATGCGGCGGCTAGAGAATTAACTAGCACGTATGAGAAAATGGAAAAAACTTTGGGTAGGTTAAATGCTGATCAGGAAGAAGCATTAAGCATATCTAAGCAAATTACAAAACAGGCTTCTGATCTTGATAAACATATACAAAAACGTTTAGATAAAACATCAAAAGTTGAAGATTTATCTAAATCGTTATCTAGGCTAGAAAAAGATTTTGCAAAAAATCAAAGAGATTCTGCTAATATTGTAGCTAAATTAAGTAGCGAAAAAGCTAAAGCTTTAGGTGAAGCTAGAAAACTTGCACAACAAGAAAGAAATATTCAAGCTAAAATACGCCAAGAATTAACTGAACAAGATAGATTAGAAGATAAGATTAATAGATTAAAAAACAAAAGAGATGCAACATCTAGAGCTGAATTAGCTACTGCTAAAGAAGATTTAAGAAGTAGTAAAGAGGCTTTAAAAATTCAAGATAGAAAACTTAATTCTACTGTTAAGCAAAAAGAAGAACAAAAGAATTTAACTAGACAGCTAACTGCATCTGTTATAGCTCATGAAAAAACATTACAAGAGCAAAATAAAGAAATTGAGCTAACTAAAAAAGAAGTTACTCAAAGAAAACTACTTCAAGCATATAATACTTTAACTTCTAAGTTTAATATAGATAATATTAAAAGTTTAACTACTATAACAGGACTATGGGCCGCTATAGTAGATGGTGCTTTTAAAGCTGATACTCAAATAACCCAATTAGGAAAATCATTAGGTATTAGTTATAAATCAGCATATGCTGTAAGACAAGAATTTGTAGCTTATGCTAGAAATACTAGAGATAGCTTTATTAATACTGATCGATTAATAAAAGCACAAGCAGAACTATCTGAACAATTAGGTATTGCTGTTCAGTTTAGTGGAGAGGAATTAGCCAACTTCTCTCGTTTAACTGAAATAGTAGGATTAACAGCTCAAGAAGCAAGTAGTTTAGTTAAATTCTCTGCAGCAGCAGGAATGGAGAGTAAAGAATATGTTTCTAATGTTCGTGTAGCTGCTTTCTATGCTCAGCAAGCTAATAAAGTTCATATTAGTGACAAAGAATTACTTTCTACTGTTAGTAAACTAAGTGCTGGTATATTAACTAAGTTTCAAAATAATCCTAAAGCAATAGCTGAGGCAGTAATACAAGCTAAAAAATTAGGTACTACTTTAGAGCAGGTAGACAAAACAGCTGAATCACTT